ACTTGCCATCATCAGTGACTTTGACCACTGCAATGGCACTCTCATCTAGTCTTTTTTTCGCGTTAGCAGCTTGTTTAGCCACTTCTTCAAATCCTGCCAAGTCGATTGCAATGAAGTAACTACCATACTCAGGTTCCACGCCATATTTGATCCAATCTTCTTTAAAAACATCGCTTCCTGCGTTGTCAAAGGATGCCAAGTATTCCTGCTTGAAAGCAAATGAACTCAGCGTCTTCTTGGCAGACTCAATCTCAGTTGGGTCTATCAATGGATTGTCTTGGGTTGTGAAGTGCCAGGACTTCCAATCAGGATCAGTCTCCTCTTGGCCCATCTTGAACAGATCATAGAACCAGTTGCGCCCCTTGGGTGTGCCGATGAATATGGCTCTGCCCTTTTTGTCTGACAAAGAAGCACGAATAACTTGCTCCCAGGCTTCAGGCTTAATGTCCGCAACCTCGTCTAGTACCGCATAGGTAAGGGACACACCCCGTAGGGTATCTGGTCTATCAGCACCACGAACATAAATCTTTGCACCATTTATCATGGTGATATCCATATTGTTGATGTGACTGTTTTGGATAACATCCCGTCCAATCTCTAACAGCACATCCCAAATGATCTGCCTTGCCTGTCCATTGGTGGGCGCAACATAGAGAACTGCACTTCCTGCTGGGCAACGCAATGCTTCAATAATTAGCGTAGTGGCCGCTAACCTAGACTTACCACAACGGCGACCAGCAGCCACAACCTTAAACCTTGTTTTGTCAACAAAGACAGTTTGTTGCCAAGGTAGGAGTGAGAAGTTGAGGTCAGACATTATTTTTTCATCATTTGCATGACCTGATCTTGTAGCTTTTGAGCCTCAAGAGTCTGATCTAGTGTGGCATTTTTTGCAGATGGATCGTTAGAAAGAATCCTAGCCAAGATAGATTGTTTGGCAGCTACAGGGTCTTTCTCGTATTCTGTTCCAGCAAACATTTTCTCCTGAGACTTTGTTAAGTCAAAGTTTGGCGCAACATTGTTTTGCCTCATGTAAATCCGCAAAGCCTCATTCCTTGCAACTGCTTGTTGTTCAACAGGGCTTAGTTCTGAGTATGGGTTCAGAATGATTTTGTCATCTTCAGCAGCCATGCCACCAACCTCTGGTCTTTGCTTGAAAAAGTCAAGTTCACCAGGGAAAGGCTTTCTTGTTCCATACATTTTGACAAGGAAATCCACTTTTATTCCTTCGCTTCTACATCAGTCACGTCTTGCAAGGGTTCAATCTCTACGCCACCAATGCCTGTGATGTTGATTGTGACAGCATTCCTTTGCTTGCCTTCTTTCTCAAACAGACTGACAGGAAGCATTCGATCCATACAGAGTTTGAGCATAGCCGCCTGTGCTGGGTGTTCGTCATTCATGGCAATCTCAATTGCTTTGTGAACAACATTGGAACCTGCACTGTTTATCAGGAGGTCTTTGAGTTCTTTGATGCGCTGAACTTCAGTCTTTGGCAGGAGAGCCGCAGGTCTTTCAGCATAGGTAGCCATAGTGAACTTCTTGTTCACAGCCCCCTTGGGGCGACCTTTTTTCTTTAGGTTGTTTGGCAGTGCATCAATCACATTCATACTTTACCCAGTTATGGAAGTAGTATAGGTTGTTGGTGGCTGGTACTGATCTCCAGCTTTCATTAAACTATCGGGCCTACTGCGGTCAGCCCAATCCGAAATAGCGGGGTTAATCCTCGATCTCCAAACCCATAGGCTTGGCGTTTTCCCCTGAAAGATGCCGCAACACCTTGCACATCAGTCTGTGCATTCACCAACACGGCTGGAGACTGCGGAGGAATTACCAGAGGCAGCGCAAGACCTAAGTCGGCAACTGCTTGAACCATTCAATCTCCATGCGTGTAGGCAACAACAATGTAACTCACTTTCTTTTGTTTGACAAGTGGGGTAAACCCTAGTACATTCTTCACGGGGCCATCACCCAGCCCTCTATGCGGTGGAACCGACCAATTAGGATAATCGTAGCGAGTCAGGCGACTCTTAAGTAGCCCCCCATCATTCGGGATGAATCATGGCAAGGTGAACGGGAAATGTAGTCTGAGCCACTTGTCTGACAAACAAGATACTGGTTAGCTTAGATAAACAAGAGGTTCACTTCTGAAAAGAAGACCAACCCTACACGGGTGCCTAAACTCGTCTGTTACCAACCACCACCAGTCTGTAGCACCTTCTTCCTTCCCAATAAAAGCTAGTCATTTTTGTAGGTAATTCTAGGTTGGCTTTTCTTGTGGATAGGAGGCACCACAAAATCTCTCACACCACACACACCCCCTCCCCCCCTACAAACCCTTAAGGGTAAACCCTGATAGGGTAAGCACTACTAGGGAATACCCTGAGAATTAATTAACCGTCCAGTCGGTCGGGTAATGAATGTCGTTGAAGCACCTTAGTAAGGTAACCTGACCAATTATTCCGATGACACTCTACGGGTTAACCCTAACCGATATCATTTCACCATGTGGAATATTTTAGAGTTACATTTCACATCGTGAGATATTAGATAGGGGTTATTACTATTAGGGTTTTCATGTTGCTGATTTTCTTGTTTAAAATCAACGATGTATAAAAACTGGCATGATTCTATTATGCTTATATAGTGAGAGCATCGAAAAACTCTCAATCATCAATCAACTTAATAGGTGTCAACATCATGATTATCAAAGCACGATTCACTCAAGACATTTCAACCCTGAACAAGTGGCTAACCGCCTATCAGGCAACAAATGGCGCGGTTCAATTCTTTACTAGTGCTGTATTCACCAATAACAGTGAAATCATTGGTAAAGACCATGAAGTAATGTTTTTCATTGGTTATGTGGCTGGCATTGGTGAATCGGGTCTTGAATCCGTGTCCAAGGTTTAAATTCAACCGGGGCCACAGTGCCCCATTCATTCATTTTTAATAGGTGTCACACAATGAAGAACCCGTACAAAACCATCATCAAAACCCTAGGATTGACCTACAAAACAATTTTAGGGGAATCATCCGCTAAGACAATCAAAGGGGAATCCATCGGTTATTTAACCGGGATTGTTTACCTAAAACCCGATCACACAATCTGCGCCATGGCTGCCCTTGCTGGGTGCATGCATGGGTGCCTAGAATCGGCGGGTCGGGGCGCATTCAATAGTGTCCAATTGGCACGAATAGCCAAAACCCGGTTTTATTATGACCATCAACAATCGTTTTTGTTGTCCTTTGCTGCCGATGTGTGGACACTAAGAAACAAAGCCAAAAAACAAGGGTTCACCCCATTAGTGCGACCTAATGGCACAAGCGATATCCCTTACGAGAATTTGATTGTCCATGATGGCAAAAACATCTTCGAATTGTTTCCCGATGTTCAATTCTATGACTACACAAAACACCCGGGCAGAAACCTTGTGGGCAAAACCCCGGGAAATTATGACCTTACCTATTCGTTTAGCGCTATCACACCTAAACCCATATCGATCAAGGGATTGACTAACCCCAATAATTCTCGTGTTGCTGTGGTGTTTCAAAAACAAGGGGATATCCCTGATAATTTTAGGGGCTGGCCCGTGATTGACGGGGACAACACCGATGTGCGCCATATTGAACCTAAATCCGTTGTCGTTGCATTGTATGCAAAGGGCAAAGCTAAGCGCGATTTTTCCGGTTTCACTCAGATCAAAGGGGTTCACTATGCGTAAAACAATCCAAATTGTCCACAATAAATTATTGGGGGGCTGGTTCATTGTCAGGGGGCCGCATCAAACCCCAATTGGGGGCCGCTTTGCATCAAAAGAAGAAGCACAGCAACACAGGGACAATGTGCGAGCATATTATCAAGGGGCCGCATCATGCAAAAAATAATGGTTGCAAAATACCCGGGCCGCTGTAGCGTATCGGGTTCGCCCATATTCCCGGGCGATACCATTAAATTCGATACATCAACCCGCAAGGCATGGTTATGCGAACATGACGATATGGGTGTTTACTTTGCACAGCGTACAGCAACAAAACCCGGTTATATCTCGCACGTTTTTAATGTGGCGGGCAAAGACTATTATCAAAACAAGGGGGGCCGCTGTATTGATGCGCCATGCTGCGGATGTTGCAACATCTAATTAGCGCATAAACTGAAACACATCTTAGCGGGTGTGTTTTGGCCTATACGCTGTGTTTAGGATGTTTCCCGGCATTTTCCGGGGTTCAATAGGTGTGATTATGGAAACCATCGATAAAATCGTTTGCTGGGTGTGTTGCGGGTGTTTTTCTGCCCTTTGGTTAATTATTGGATTGACAGGTTAAACCATGACACAATCCCAAGCACTAACCCAAGCCCTTGTTTTAGCCATCATTGCACCCGATGATGATAAAGCGGCCCAAGCGTCAACCCTTGCAGAACAAATAGCCCAAGGGTTAACTAAAACCCAAGTGAATCGTTGCAAGGCCCAAGCATTGAAGATGATAGGGGAAAACCCTTGATATACGCAACCTTGGCGCTAATTCTCCGCATTTTGACTAGAAAAAAACTCACTTAAAAGGCTTGAAATGAACATCGAACAAATGCACGAAAAAGCATATTCTATTTATGAGCAAAAAGGACAATTTGCAGTCCATGATGCCGTTGACAATGGTATTTTGAATTGTGATGAATGGGCGCATTGTGAGCCATGCGAGATTAAATCTCCAATGCTTGGCAATGCTTGCCTAGTTTGTGCAACTATTAAAAATCAAAGGATTTAAAATGACAAGAGAATCACTCTTAGAAATGTATTTCGATTATGTTAATAATTATTTGACCATCGAAAAATTCGCAGAGCATCGGGGTTTATATGTTAGTGAAGCATTGATTTTGATTGACCTTGCAAAACGATGTTTAGCAGCACCACACCCTGATTTATAAAGTCAGCATACACTAACTAAGCCGCCTTCGGGCGGTTTTTCTTTGCCTGTTTTAAGCCCTTGCAAGCCCTTCAACATAGGGTGCATTGGGTTGACCAAGAAAAGCCCCTTAAAGCCCCTTTTAAGCCCTTTGGCAAGCCTTTTTGTGGTCAATCATCATCTTGGTTTGGCAGTGTGGTGACAAGGCCCACATAATTTAGGTTCATTTCTGGGTCAAGCCCACAGTTGTAGAAGTGCCCAGCTTGATCGATAGCGACCTTCAACCCTTGGGTCATATTACCGCCTCCGATCAATTCCAGAATGGCCCTTTGTTCGGGGCTTAAATCCAGTTTAAAGTCCGTCTGGGTTCGGTTTCTGTTTATCTTGTTTGCCATTTACCATGTCCTGCCAATATAGTGCCATGAGCAATGCCTCTGCGCGGTTACCATCTTTTTTCCTGAGTAGCTTGGCTTCAGGCCAAAATGATCGGGCTAAATCAAGGCTTTCATTTTTATCTGCTGATAAATGAAAATGTTTCTTCCATTTTTGAGGAGTGACGAATGACAGGGGGGCAGTTAATTCGGCAACTGCTGAGATAACCCCAACAGCCCTGCCAAACTGAAAACTGCTTGCAGAACCATTGCCTGGGAGTGACCAGACATATTCCATACAGATTTGAGCATCTTCTTTTGGGTCTATTATTTTCAACAAATGATTTTTGAATACAAGCGCAAGAATGTGTTTGTCCTTGTGTTGTATTTCAAAAGAATCGAGATAATCACCTCGGGCATCCAAGGCTCCCAATGCGCCAGATATTGAACCTGGGTCAATTCCGATCCAAATGGTCATTCTTTGCCTTCATAGTTGAGATCAAGTCTGTGCTTATCCCACGCCACAGACCCGTAGGGCATGAATCCAGTTCCTGCGCCCTGTGCCATGCCTGACCCTTCCATCCAGGTTGTTTTGCAAGGTGCACAAGATGGGCTAATGTCTCCTGATATAACCAAGGCTCTGTTGACAATGTAGAGTGGGACGGCAAAACCTTGTTTTCGTTGTTCAAGGATTTCATGGGCTTGGTTCTTGTTCATAGTTTCAGTAATTTTCCAATCAAAATATCAATAATTTCATCCAAGGTTTTACCTTTGTATCGATCAAAGTATTTCATGCGGCGAATGGCTCTTTGTTTCATTTTGGTTTCCTGTCATCTTTTCTTTAAAGCCTTCATAAAAATCACCACTGTTCATCAATCGGAAAATCCCATCACCATTTTCAAGGCTGGCCCTGTCCATGATGTAGTCTCTGTATTCCAATTCAAGATTAAATGTTCTCATTGCGGCTTCAAATTGCTGTTCAGTCATGTCACCATCTTTTCTTTGAAGGCTTCATAATAATCCCCTCGTTCCATCAATGTGGTCAAAACATGGCCATTCCCAACTGTTTGCTGATCCATGATGAAGTCTGCATATTGGCTATCTAACTGATAACCATCCATTGCTTGTTCGAATTGTTGCTCTGTCATGTTACTTTTCCTTTCAACGCATTTCTGATTTGTGCCATGATTTCTGGCGGTGGTGGGCCTGTGTGCTTTCTGTCTTCATCCAGCTTGAGTAAAGCAGGATCACGGCCTTGAACGGGTGCAACAGATACCCTTGCCATGTCGCCAAAGGTAGGCTTTGGTAAAACCCACTCAGCTTTGAAACCTTGCCAATTTCTTACAACTACTTCCTTCAAGGCATCCTCAAGGCTAAACCCAGCCTTGTCAGCTTCCTTTTGGATTCCATCAATCACCAACTGGGTGACCTGGGCTTTCTTTGACTTTCGATGATTTACGAATTCCTGCCAAACAGATTGTGAAACGCCTTCAGGCGTATTAATTGGTTGTTGGTTATTGGTTCTTGGTTTATGGTTATTGGTTGCTATAGGGGGGGTTATAGGGGGGTGTATAGGGGGGCTATCACCTCCCTTTGACCACCTCTTAGCCGCCCCACGCTTACCAGCTTCAGAAAAGCCTTTATAAACATTGATCTCTTGCTCACACCTTGCTTGGTAGTAGCCATCTTCATGTTGTTCAAACATATCCTGCAAAACACCAGAAACGACCACAGGGTCAATTCGGATGCGTCTGGCAACCCAGGTTGTGTCCAGCGGGATAGGCTTTTCTGTGTCGTAATACATATCCAAAAGGCGGCGATATGCTAAATCTTCGTCATTTGATAAGTGCGTTGTGGCAGACCGATAGTCGCCTATGTGGAAACTGTAATAGTGCATAAGAACCTTACATCATTGGTCATCATCACAGAGGAAACATGGCAGGACGGTGATGAATCGTCTTTTCCCCCGCTAAAGGTAGCCCGTTTCCAAACATTGTAATTAAAAACAGTTTGTTGTGCAATTACTGCCATAACAGCAGGTTGTGCAGGTGACGATTCGCCCACCAGACATGATGGTGTGAGTCGTACACGATGCCCAAACCATAGTCACTGCCAAACTCAACCAAACCCCAATAATTGCCTTTTTCATGCTTGCGCTCCTTTGTGATAAAAAAGATTGTCGCCAAAGCGACTGGGATACTTCAGAAAATCATAGCAACCCCTACGAAACACATTCCTTCTGAGTTCCTTGCCATCGTAGGGTTCTTTGACAGACCCACTCTCAATTCGCATGGCTGCACCGCTGATGGCCCTGTTCATCTCCATGCGCCCGTACTCAGTCAGATGCCACTTTTCCTGATGATTAATGACATACCCAAATTGCTCTAAATCGGGCAGGTATCTTTGATAGTGAAAGCTGACAGAGTTGTTGTCTGTATAGCTGTGGGTCATCTCAAGCATTGTCCTGGGGCCACCTGATAGGCGCTTGAGCAATGCTCTGTGGGTGAGGTTTAAACGCATTTGCAGTCCTTAAAAAACGCCAGTATGATGGGTTTTATAGTTTTTTGCACTAGGGAAAACACCTATTCCCTGCATCTTTTTTCTGTGCGACAGTCCTATCACTGCTATTTGGCAGTGGTCAACAGGAGTCACAAATGCAACGCAAACACGCAGAACTTATCAAGGCATGGGCTGATGGGGCAGAGATTGAAGTTTTTGACA